CTCCGGCACGCATCAGACCCGCCCCGCCTGATGATCCATAGTCGTCTGGATGTGGCGCTGGCGGATATTGCTCTCTAACTGCTTGACCAGCAACTCATCGGCAAGCGACGACTGACTGCGGTGAGCCGACACATCTAGCTCGGCTTTTAGCATTTCGATAGTCGAGGCTCTGAGCCTCAACAAAACTGGTTTAATCTCTGACATTTATATCACCCTAAAAATATGTTGCTATCGCTATTGACATATATTGATAGCAAGTCCATATTCATAAGGTAAGAGGGACAAAACAGGGAAATCAAGGGAGATTACCAAATGGCTAACACAGTAAAAAATTATGGTTGGGTTTCAAATCGTTGGGATGAACTGGACAGCTATCGGTTTGAAATCGAAGTTGATATGTACCGCAAGGGCATCATCACTGCGGAATATTCACGCGATGTTCAAGCTGGCACAGCGGTTGTTGCATTTCGCGAATATGTGAATGACAGTTCTGCCAATCTTGGCAATCAAGAGCAGCTAACAATTCATAAAGATGTTTATGTGACGCTCATACCAGAAAAGGCGGCGGCTTAACAGCCCCGCCCGAAAGGGAGACCAACATGAAACAGATCAGATCAGATAGGGTCAAACTCTGGTACGTCGTGAGCAATCCGTTCACGCGTCCAGTTGTGACTGGCCCGATCTTCGACAGGTACGACGCAATCGCGTTGGCTTGCAAGCGCACCGACCACAAGAGCCTCATCACGCACATATCGCGTGGCGAATCTTGGGTTGGCGGTGAGGTTGTGTGTAGCGCGTATCGGCTACACGTTAACGGATGGACGGCGTTGGCGCCAAAGACGCCCGACGAGCGTTTAAAGAAACCGTCTAAATATGGGAGAGTGACATGATTAAAGACACAATTTGTATGCTGTTGCTAATGGCATTTGGGCTGGCGTTTTGCACAAGCGCCGTGACTACTGAATATAACGTGTGGGCGCTGATGGCTCGCTTTGGGGGTGCAGGATGATGGAGATTATTACATTTGAAGACGCTAAGGCGCGGGGGTTGAATTACTACTTTGAGGGTACACCCTGCAAAAATGGTCATGTGTCAAAGCGTTATTTTAACGGCAACAAACGCGGTTCCTGCTATGAGTGTACCCGCCAGAACGCTAAAGACCGCCAGCAACGCATCTACGCCGACCCTGACTGGCATGAAAGCGAAAAGGAAAGAACGCGGAAAAAAGCTGTTCACCTTCGCAAAATAAACGGCGACAAGATAAACGCCCGCGCACGGCAAAGGTATGCTGAAGATGCTGAATACCGTGAAAGGGTATTGAAGCGAAACGCAGAGTTTATTAAGCGCACAGAATATTACAATTCAGAGACGCGTAAAAAATGGTCTAAAGAAAACGTAGCCAAGCACCGCGAATACGAAAAACGATGGCGAGAGCGCCACCCCGGCAAGGCCGCCTACCTTGGCTATATAGGGAGGCGCAAGCGTCGACAGGCAATGCCTGATTGCATAACTGACGACCAGAAAAAACAAATCCAAAAACTTTACGCGAAAGTGTATCGCTTGAACAAAAAGGCTGGGAAAAACAAACCGGGTCAATGCGCCTATCACGTTGACCACATTGTTCCTATTAAACACGACGACTTTTCTGGCCTTCATGTGCCGTGGAATTTGCAGGTAATCACGGCTGAAGAAAACCTGCGTAAATCTAACAAATGGGAGATCAACTAATGGACTTTTCTAAACACCTTAAAATCATCAAAGATATAGATGAAAAAATTATGAACGGTGAGCGCGTATGCGCTGACCTTATCCAGACGCTGACTGCATTGCGTGACGTGGTGGCTCAGTCTGAGGCGCATAGCCGGAAGATGGCTGACCGCGTCAACGCAATAAAGAAACAGGCGGATGAGTGGCACGACCACGCCAGTCAGTTAGAGGCGGAGCTAATGGAAGAAAAAGCTATCCTCAGAATTGCCCATCGCCACTTCACAAAAAGAATAAATGTTGCCAACCGCCGCGTTGGCATCTGGAGATCAAAAGTTGAACGCCTAAAAACAAAAGGAGCATAACCAATGGTAGGAAAGAAAACACCCGACGACATTGTGACAGGATCAAGGCTACCAATGTTACTTAATGCGTCGCCATACGGCACGCCAAACGACTTGCTGGCTGAGGCACTAGCCTCAATCGAAGGCAAGCCAAACCCAAATCCATTCAACGGCAACGAAGCCTGTGACTGGGGTGACGCCTTAGAAAGTGTCATCCTCACCACCGCCGCTGAACGGCTCAACCTGACTGACCTGAAGCTGGAACACGACGCCGTCTTTCACGACACGCTACCATTCGCCGTGTCGCTTGACGGCACGGCTGACGGTGGTCTGGGGCATGAAGTCACCACCGATCCAGCCAAGGGCATCTACTGCGTTGACGGCCCTGTCTGGGTTGACGGCGTGGGCGTGCTAGAGAGTAAGCTGACCAGCAGTAAGCCAGAAGACCGCCCAGCGCCTCACAGGGGGCCGCTACAACTCCAAGGGCAATTGATGGCCACTAAACTAACGTGGGGCGCTGTGTGCGTCCTATATGGCGGTATAGAGCTACGCGTCTTCTTGTATCAGGCCAACGCTGCCACACAGTCGCGCATCACCGACGAAATCGAGGAGTTTGAGCGACGCAAGTTTGACGTTGACTGGTATCCGATCCAGTCCAGCTCCGACGGCAATACCGCATACCCGCGTGTCGATGACGGCGCGCCGCCGATCACGTTAGAGGGCGAAGACAACGACTGGCTGGCTCAGTTGGTCAATGCCAAGGACGCCAAGAAGGCCGCTGAGGGCGACATTGACGAAGCTGAGGCTATGTTAAAAGAGCGTATGGGTAGCCACGATGAGGCGGTCGGGGTAGTCGGCAATCGCTCTTACTATGTCAAATGGCCAATGCGTAATTTTAAGGCACAACCGGCAAAGACGACACCGGCCAAGCCTGCACGGATTGCACGCCAAGGCACGTTAACGATAAAGGAGGCAAAAGATGATTGACGTGCCGCTAACCAAGGCTCAGGCGGAACTGCGGATTCTGATTGACCGCATGACCCGCCGTTACGGCTACACGCCGACCATCAATGAGCTGTCGCAAAAAACCGGCAAGAGCTTCAGCCAAGTACACCGGCTGATGACCGGACTGGTTGAGCGTGGCGCGGCTGAGAAGGTGGCCGGTCGAGCCAGAGCGTTTAAACTTTTATAACGAATATCGGCCTCGCCCTTGGGCGGGGTCTTTTTTTTGCTCGACAGGGGTTGATATTAAAGTGATATCATCTTATATTCGTAGGGTAACAAGGGAGATTGATATGACTTTCATTATGAACCAGACAGCTTGGGAAGCCGGACGTGAGGCAAGCATCAAGGCCAACGCGTCTATCGGGCGCAATAAGCGTTGGATTGCTGAGGATGAGACACGCAAAGAAATCGAGCGTTTTGTGCTTGGTGGCGGCAGCGATTTTATCGCCAGTATGCGCGACGCTCTGCATGAGTGGGGTAGGCTGACAGAAAACCAAGAGGCTGCTGTTCGCAAGGTTATGGCACGCGAAGAAAAGCGCGAAGCCGAGCGCACCGCTGAGTGGGAAGCCGCAGCAGATTGCCCAGAAGGCCGCGTCGAGGTGACTGGCGTTATTATTTCGACTGACATTCGCGACACTTCTTTTGGTATGCAGTGGAAGATGTTGGTGCGTGATGACAGCGGCTTTAAAGTTTGGGGGTCTATCCCATCAAAGCTGCATGAGCCTGCCGAGGAAAATGGCGAGTGGCTTACCGGCCAAGCTATGAAGGGCAAGCGCGTGTCGTTTGTTGCGGCTGTTGAGCCAAGCAAGGACGACCAGAAATTTGGATTTTTTAAGCGCCCAACAAAAGCAAAGCTGGAGGGGTAAGTGCAAACAGAACACCTAAAGCCAGACGACCTAGTCAGCGTGACTGGCCCGAAGGGCAGGCTGGTGACAGCCCTAGTCAGGCGGGTCGAGCGCATTGACGATGAAAGCTACAATGTGGTTTTTGAGGATATGCAGACCGCCGACAGGTTTGACTATCAATATTTATACAAGTGAGGTGAGGGGGCGAAAGCCCCCTTATTTTTTGCCAAAAAATTTAGCCGCAGAACGCGTCGCAAAGCTGGCTGAGACAATCACGCCAAGAGTGTACTGGTAATATTCCGGCATAGCCTCAAGAGCCGCAAAGCCCTCAGATACTATGTGCCTGCCCCAATCGCCGCAGAACGCTAGGATCAATGGAATACTGAACAAAATTGTAAGCCACTCGTCTTTCCAGCTTGCCGCGCTGGCGTCGGCCATTTTTAAGTCCCAATCAATTTCGCCAGTGGCCTTTTTTTCCATTATGGTGGCCTCTGCCTTGGCCTTGGCTACCTTTGCGCCTGTCTCGGCCTTGGCAGTCTCCACGCGGCCTTCTAGCCACGTTCCTGCGAGGCTGGAGATTGGGCCTAATAATGCTTGGATCATTTCTTTGCCTCCGAATTTAAGAACACGGCTAGGCTGCCGGTCATAGCTCCGGTTACTACGCTAATTAGGCTCGCCTGCTGGGTCGATAAATCTGGCATCGCTAACGCCCACTCAATGCACCGAACATAAACCACTGTCATCGTGAAAATCATCAGACGCGGTATTATCTTATATTCCAGTAAAACTTTAGCCATCTGCCAGCGCCCTAAATCTTGCGGTTAAACGCTTGGCTCTATTAGGCACCTGATCGAACCAGCGTGAATCTTCAGCTTCGGCGGCGACTGTCAGCCACGCCTTCGGGTCTTCCATAGCCTCAGCCACAGCCGCCCACATCTTCTTGAACTTGGAGTGGCGCGGGTAACCGAGGTTGAAGCACATATTGCACAACGCCAACGCTCCGTCTGGGTAGCGCAGGTCAAGCTCGTTAAAATCGACACCGACGTTGTCGCACAACCGGCGGCAATCCTCAATAGTCACGGCAATGTCGAGGTTGAACGCCTTACGCACGCGGTCTTCAGATACCTCAGTGCCGACCGGCAATCCGTATTCTGGGTCATGCTCTTTAATTAAATGGCCGATGCCAAAGGTTGGGAGTTGCAAATGATCTAAATAAATCAAATACTTACAGCCCTCATCTTCGGCCAGCTCCTCTCGGAGTGCG